TATAAATATGGTTACAATAAACACGGACAACAAGATAGTGGCGATAGATAGCGTTAAGCCAAACGAGTACAACCCGAAGCTGGACTTCAAGGAGAATGAGGATAATGGTAAGGAGTTTGAGAAAATAAAACAGAGCCTTTCTAGGCACGGGCAAGTAGATCCAGTCTTGGTTAGGGAATTGGAGGATGGTACTTTTGAAATAGTAAATGGGTTTCATAGGTACGAGGCGATGAAAGAGCTGGGTGCAACAGAGATAGAGGTGAAGAACTTGGGGAAGATAGATTTCGACAAAGCGGTAGCGTACGCTCTTTCAACAGAGGCAACGAAAGTGCCGATTGACGACGTAGAGCTTGCAGCGTTGATGAAGAGATTAGTAACGGAAGAGAAGGGGACTGGTTATTGGGCAGAATTATTGCCTTATGAGGCGGAGCTATTACAGTCAAAGATTGACCTGTTAGATTTTGATGTCTCGCAGTTTGACAAAGAGGGAGAGGGTGATTCTGGGGCGTTTAACTACCAGTTCAAGTTTGATAATAACGATGACCTTATGAAGGTAGAGGATTACTTTGATGACCATAGCCAAGAGGAGAAGAATAAGATGTTGCTTGACTTAATAGGGAAAACGGGTTCTGGTGAGGAGGTTCCAGAAGTAGAAGATAATCAAGAGTAATAAAAGATAATGTTAGAAAATAATAAAATCTATCAGATGAATTGTTTGGACTTCTTAAGGAAGATAGAATCTAATTCTATAGGCATGTATGTGGGATAAGATAAAAAAGTTTAATCCAATAGCGGTTAGTAGTAAGTTTGCAATATGTGGGTTGCCAATAAGAGTAGATACTTATAAAGGTTGTTCGCATGGTTGCAAATATTGTTTTTCAAACAATAGAAAGATAATGGAGTTTGATAAAACTTTACAAGTCGGGAATGTTGATAGCGTAAAAAGAAAGTTGGATAAAGTCTTTAGTAATAAATATGATAAATGTAATTTTTTAGAAAATTTAATAAAGCAAGGAATAACTTGGCATTGTGGAGGAATGAGCGACCCATTTCAACCAGTAGAAAGTATACATCACATTACGAAGAATTTAATTGATGTTACGAACAAATACAATGTATCTATGTTATTTTCTACTAAAGGTTTTTCTGTTTATGGGGCGGACATTAAGCCAAGCCTGCACGCTTTTCAATTTTCATTTACTAACCTAGAAAATAGACGAGACATAGAGCCTTATGTGGCAGATGTGGAGAAAAGATATGAATTTTATAAAGAATTAAAAAAGAAAGGCTTTAAGTGTGGGATAAGAGTGCAACCGTTTATTCCTGGGATTACTAAAATAAACATTGTAGAAAAGTTTAAAGATGCTGATTATTTTACGATAGAAGGACTAAAATTGGTGCCACAAAACAAAGAGCATAAAGATTATCTTATTCGGTTGCTTGATTTAAAAAAGGAAGACTTTACCCAAATGGGGTTGCTTAATTTAAAATCAGAAATTAGAGAAAAACTGTATAAAGAATTTATTGAAGAATTAGAACGATATAATATTCCATATTCATTAGCCGATAATGACTTGCATCATATTTCATCAGGGAAATGTTGTTGTGGGGATGTCTTGATAAAGAAATCAACTGATTTTAATAATACGGCTCTTTGTTATAAATATGGAACCAAATACACAAAAGAGCAGATGAATAAAGAGATAGGAGAAGTTGGCAATTGTAAATGTAATAATCTTTTTACTTCTAACAGGCAAGAAGGATTAAAGACAGTCTCGGAATTTTACAATAAAAGATTTGACAGAAAGTCATCTCCTTTTTCTCCAGAATTTTTAATATGTAATAAAAAGTAATTAAATTAAAAAAGCATGACAGAAGAGACCACTAAAATAATCTCAAATGCTCCTGACCCGATAGATTTGAACAAAAAGTATAGAGATGCTATGGAGCACAAATACCAGGGAATGGCTTATATAGACATTGCTAAGGAAGTTGATGTATCTTTGAATACTGTAAAGAGCTGGTTTAAGACAGGAGGATTATTGTTTGATAAGTACTACATTTTCGCAGAAGAGAAAATTGCTGCTCTTGAGAAAGAGTCAAAGATGTTACTAAGAAGAGAGATATGGAATGCGGTAGCAGTAATGAACAAGGCATTAAGGGAATATGTGTCAGTCAAGACAACTTGTAAGCATTGTAAGAAGGAGGTAACTGTCAAGGTAGATTTGCCGACACAGCACAGGGTTAGGGCGGCGGTCGAGGTATTGGATAGGGTATTTGGGAAGTCTGAACAAAAAATAACTGGAGAAGTACAAGTAAATAATTATGAACACCTCACAGAAGAACAACTCACGGAAAGAGCTAGAGACCTTATTGGCAAACTTGGAATTGAAGGCAAAGAGTAAGGGCTTAGAGAAGCCTTATTTCGAGTGGGTTGTTGATTACTGGAGTATCCGAGGTAAGAAGCTGGATTTTGATAGTCATTTATATTTGAAAGATATTTATCGTGACCAGTCGCCAAGTATAGCGATAATGAAGTCTGCACAGGTTGGAATTACCGAGAGGATGTTAACAGAAGCGTTGTGGCTACCAGACCAGTACAAGGAGAACTCTTTATATCTGTTTCCTACAAGTGGGACAATTTCTGACTTGGTACAAGAGAGGGTGGACGATCCAATTAACAATCATCCTTACTTGCAGATGGTGTCAGGTAGGGCAAAAAGGTTACTTGGGAAACAGGCGGATAAGGTAGGGCTGAAGAGAATGAGTAAGGGCTTTGTATACTTTCGTGGTAGTAATGTGCCTACCCAGATTACTTCTGTTTCCGCCGATGCAGTCTTTGTGGATGAGGTAGACCGTATGCTTCCCGAGAGTATGGCATATTTCGATAAGCGGTTAGAGCATAGCAGTAGAAAATGGATGAGGTGGGGATCAACACCGACTATTCCTAATTTTGGCATTCATAAAATATTCTTAAATTCCGATCAACGTTATTTCAATATAAAGTGTCCTCATTGTAATGAATGGCAGAACCTCACTTTTATTGAAAACATTGATATTGAAAAGGGTGTTGTAATATGTAAGAAATGCAAGAGGGTTATTGTTCCTTGGCAGTGCCAGGGAGAATGGGTCAAGACAAGAGAAAGTAATATTCATGGTTATCATATTTCTCAATTATATTCTTCTCGACTAGATGTTAAAAAATTAGTAGAAGATAATAAGAAAGCATCGGAGTGGGATATCCAGCAGTTTTATAATCAAAATCTTGGGTTACCTTATACGCCCAAAGGAGATAAGATTACTATGGTAGATATTCAGAACTGCATTGATGACTACGTGATGCCTGATTATTCTTCCGAGAATATTTTCATGGGTGTTGATGTCGGGAAATTTCTTCATTATGTCATTAGGGATGATAAGAATAGGATTTTAGATTGCGGTAAGGTAGGGCATTTTTTTGGGGAAATGGATTCTTTAGAATATTTAGTACAGAAATTTGATATTAGGGGTATTGTGATAGATGCTTTACCAGAGACAAGAAAGGTTAGTGAGTTAGTGTCTAAATATAGAGGGAAGGTAAAGATGTGTTATTACTCGGGGATGAACGAGCTAAAGAGCGGAGACAAGTATTGGAAGGTAGAGGGAGACAAGGTAAATACCGACAGGACGATATCTATTGACAACATGATTGCTGAGTTTAAGAAAAGAATAGTCAGGGTTCCGAAAAACATAGATAGTGAGGGTGAGTTCTTGGCTCATCTGCAGGCACCCGTCAGGGTGATTAGTGAAAACAAGAGTGGCGTACAAAAAGCTAGTTATATAGAAACGGGAGAGGACCATTTATTTCATGCTTGTAATTATGCAAAGATAGCGGTTAATATTTTTGATGTTGCAACGCCAGAGATATTTATTTTATAGGCATTTTGATTTTTGATTAAAAATGTGCTATTATAATAATATGGATAATACAATAAAAGAGATATTCGACAGTATAGATAGGATGTTAGTTGTTATTAATGGAGGACAGGTTGGGACTACTTCGGATGACTTTGGCTATACTACTATTAATAAGAATGAATTTGTAACAGGTAACTATAAAAAGGAGACCTATGTTAGCAAGGGCGTGTGGAAAAAGGAAGAAGTAGAAGCAACAGGTATGAGTCCAGCAGAATTAATTAAAGCAATTGAAAAAATAAAATTAGAAGAATCAGAAAGTAAAAAAGAATTAACAGTAGAGTTAAAAGGTTTAAAAGATGTCGAAGAAACAATAAATAAAATATTGTTAGAAAGAATAGAAAGAATATCTAAAAAAAAAGAAAAAATATCCGTTTTAAATATTATTTAAAAATGTATGGATCTAAAGAAAAATGAAGAATTAAAAAAAGAGACAGAGCACGTAATGCACAAGACAATTAAGGGAGTAGGAGAAGACATTGAGAAGTTCAAGTTCAATACAGCGACTAGTAAGCTGATGACTGGCTTCAGCCAACTTAGTAAATCACTAAAACAAGAAGAGGCTGATCTTGAAGAGCTAATAGAAAAAAAGGAAGAACTGTTTAAAGGCAATGAATATCATAATGATATAGTTTCTTCGATTGCATTTAACATGTTGCATTCTTTGAAAAAAAATAATGAAAAGACTGAAAATATAAACGTTGAAGAAATTGCCTTTTATGTTCAAGGGGCAATAGCAAGTTGGGAGGCTTTAAAAGAAAAAAAATATCCTTGGGACTCGAAGTAGAAGAAGCAATAAGTTTAAATTATTCTAATTTGTATGGAAGATAGCACCAATGAACAATTATATGATGTTTTAGATTCCATTGAGAATTTAAGAGATGTTGTTGATGATAGCAAGACCAGGGGAGTAGAAAACAAGACATTAGATTCTATGGACATTGAAATGCTTGATAATTTATTTGAAATTACAAAAAATGAAGACGACAAGGCAAGGATTAAGAGAGCGATGAAGAGGAAAGCTAAAGATGATGCAGGGAGTAGGTCAACGATTGGTGCGTCTATGGGGGGTTCTATTTCTTCGATAAGTTGTACCACAACTGGATGGTAAAAAAATATTAAAAAAGAATCTAACGATTCAAAGGAAAAGTAATCCTATTTAATAGGGTAAGAAATTCTTTGATAAGATTTTAAAAAATTAAATCAAAAAATATGTCAGATAAAGAAAAGGATACTTCATCAGATATCTTAGATGAGGTAAAGAGAGTAGAGAAAATAGTTAAGGCTAACTTATTAGTTAAAGCTATTGAGCAATTGAAAAATATGTCACGTACCATTAACGAGTTAAAAGAACACAGCAAGATGACACTCGAGGAAATAGGTCTTTCAGAAAAAGACATTAAGAGAGTCATAGATTTTATTGGCGAGTCATCAGACGTAAAGTTAACAGATGAAGACAGGAAGGACATAAGGTCTGTGGTTAGGTCTAAGATTAAGGACAACAAGGAAATTGCGAGAGAGAAAATAGATAGTTCTCCTGCTATGGTTGCAACCAATTCTAGCAATTTAGTTTATAATTCCTTGAGAGATAGTTCAAATATTATTAATGATAATATGCAGGTTGCGTTCTATAGTAGCGGTGAAGATAAAAATGAGCTTAGGATTGATTTATAGTTTATAACTTACTGAGTTCAAGGAGATGTTTCTTGAAAGAATAGGGCTGATACCTTTTACTCGGTTATACTATGAGAGGATACCAAGTTAGTATTATTATCTTGAAGCAAATAAATATCATAAGAGATTTGTTTATACTAATGTATTCTCTCTCGTATGCGGATTTAGTATAGTGGTAGTACAATGAGAGAAGGCAGGGGTTCGATTCCCTTAATTCGCATCAGTAAAGAAAAAATATGAGTAGAACTTACAAAGACAGGAAGAAAAAATTAACAGGAGCTTATACTGGGCATAAGCGACAGATGAAAATATCAGCACGAGAGAAAAGAAAGGCATTAGGTATGATAGATAACCCGCAGTATTTAAAAAGGAAATCGGCAGATGAATGGAATTTTTATTGAATTGTTTATTACATCTAGAGGGGAACAGCAGGTTTTTAGGGTTGTTTTTCCCGACTGCCCTCTTTGTCCCTGCCTTGAAAATTCCCTTCTGGGTTTAGTAAATAAAGAAATATTGCGTTGGTTGAATTTTTATTCAAAATGTGCTATAATATAAATAGGTTAATTGTTGGCTATATCCTGTGATTAATAAGTAATCCCTCCTAATTCTTATTACTTGCAGGATATAGCTATTAATTGTTGTTGTTTTTCCTCTCATACTTTTGTTGTTTAGTGTGAGAAGAGTATCTCATTGGTAGATACTTTTACAGGTTCCATAGGTTTACCCCTTAGACTTCGTCATGAAGGTTTGAGGGGAAAGTCAGCAATTATTATTAATTGGAGTATGTGGAAAAGTTATCTATTGAATTAAGTTTTGATGATGGTGGGATTGAAGATAGGAAGATATCAGAGTTATTGTTGGAGTACGGGTTAACGGCAATATTTTATATTCCAAGTTGCTGTGAGTTATCAAGTTATGATATAAATAAGTTAAGCAAAGATGGGTTTGAGATTGGTGGTCATACTTATTCTCATTTCCAGGATTTGAAGTTACTGGATTATGAAGGTCAGTATAATGAAATATTATTAAATAAAGCTGACTTAGAGGGAATCATAGGAAAAGAGATTACAAGTTTCTGTTATCCGAGAGGGAAGTATAATGATACTACGGTTGAGGTGGTTAAAGACATTGGCTTTACAAGTGCGAGAACAACTGTTGTTGGTAACATTAAGCATCCAGAAGACAGGTACAGGATAAAGACAAGTGTACATTTATATCCACAGAACGATTTTTATAAAAAGCCAGATTGGGAGAAAGAGGCGTATAGGTTATTAGATGAAGCGGTTAAGAGTAATGGATATTTCCATTTATGGGCTCATGGTTTTGAGATAGAAAAATTTAATCTTTGGGAAGGTTTTGATAAATTCCTAAAAGTTTTAAGTAAGTATAAATAAAATTATGAAAACAAAAGTTGATGAAGTTCGTATTATTCCAATAAACCCAATAAAGAGCCCACACCATAACGATGTTTTAGTTGCACTTGCTACTTGTATTATAGATAGCAAGTTTTTTGTTGGTTCGATAGGTGTATACCAAAGGGATGATGGTGGGTATAGGATTACTTATCCAACCAAAAGGAGGGAGCGTAGTGAGTTAAAATTATTTTGTCCGTTGAATGTTGAGACGGGTCAAGACATAGAGGATGCTATAGTGGGAGAATATTTAAAATTATATGTAGAAGAATAGTGATATGATAAAAGTATATGTTCCGAATATTTCAAAAACATCTATTGGCGGTGGGTTTAGGTTTTGCGAGAATTTCAAAAAAGCACTTATTGGAAGAGTAGAATTTGTTAACAAGTGGGAAGATGCCCATATTATTTTTATTTTTGGAATTACTACTATAAACAAAGGAGAGATACATGATGCAGTAAATGCTGGTAAGAAGTTAGTACTTCGTGTTGACAACGTGCCAAGAAAAAGCAGGAATCATAGACAGAGTCCAGCTAACAGGTTAGGAGAATTTGGGAATAAGGCATCAATGGTTGTTTATCAAAGTGAGTGGTGTAAAAAATACGCAGGATACTTTATTAAGAATGCTAATGAGATTATTATAAATAATGGCGTAGATACTTCTATCTTTAACGAGGAAGGCAGGAAATCTGACGGATATACGTATCTTTATATGAATTATAATGACAATCCTAATAAAAGATTTGATGAAGCTCTTTATAGATTTGATATGGATTGGCGTGAGGACAACGAGAAGCATTTAATAATAGCTGGTAATATACCTAAGGTTTACCTTGGTCATTCGGAATATAATTTTGACATACCGTCAGAAGCAAGGGTTGATTATATAGGAGTATTGGAAACGCCAGAGAAGGTTGTTGAGGTAATGAAAATTTGTGATTATTTATTGTATCCCTCGTTTGCAGAAGCGTATCCGAATACATTATTAGAAGCTATTGCTTGTGGGTTAAAACCGTTGCATGTGAATAGTGAGGGTGGGGCAAGAGAGGTTATCAAGAATAATTATAAAGAAGTTAAGACAATACAAGAGATGGCAGATGAGTATTATGCTATATTTATAGGATTAATTAACATTAAATAATATGAAAGATTTTATAATCGAACATGGTCCAGAAATATGTATAACAATAATAACTATTATAGTTTTATGTGTTTTTCTTCTTATCCCTCCTTATTTTGAGGCTAAGAATTTTAACAAATGCACTGGTGGGAATGCCACATATTCGGATGCGTTATTTAATGAGTTAAGAATAGTTGATTGTAAATAATAATTAAAAATAATAATATGGCAAAAGGAACGCCAAAAAGAAATGGTTCGGGTGGAGGTAGTAGGAATAACAGAGGCAGGGGAGGATGTTCTACTACTCGTAGGACTGGTAGGGGAAGAAAAAGATAATAATTAAAAATTAAAAAAATAAAGTATGTTGAGTAACGAAAACAAGAGAAAAGAAGTGGAGAAATTAATGTCAGCTGTTTATGCTGATTACATTAAGCAATGGACAGTTTATATGTTTATCAAAGAAACGTATAAAGATGAGTTATCTGAAGATACAAATAGATTGAGAGAGAAGTTGTCTAAACTAAAATCTCAAAAGATGGATGGCAAGGATGAAGCATTTAAAAGAAACTATGCTGTTGAATTAGCATCTGTTGACGGGAGAATAGATTTATGTGATATGAAGAGAGAAGAATTAAAAAAGGTTACTGCACGAGTTAACGAAACAATAACACATTATGAAAGGCTATCTGATTTAGTTAAAGATGAGGATAAAGAACTAGAAGAACCTAAAAAAATTGAGGAATAACTATGGCTTCATTTTCACGACTTGCTTTGGAGGATTACCTAAAGACGCTTGACATTAAGGCGGGTCGTGTTTTAGATTGCGGGAGTGGGCAACAAAGTATCAAAAAGAGAACCAAGTCTTTTGATGTAAAAGAATTAGTAGGGTTAGATTTAGAAAAGCCACACGAAGGAAATAAACAAGATATTGTTTGCGATTTGAATGAAGTCTATAGATTTAAAAGTTATGAAAGTTATTTTGACATTGCATTTTGTGTAGAAGTTAGCGAATACCTATGGAATCCAGTACAGGCGTTTAAAAATATGAATTGGTTTATTAAAAAGGGAGGCATTTTATATGTCTCCTTTCATACCGTGTATCCAATTCACCAGCCAGATGAGTTTGATAGTATAAGGTTAACTCCAAGCGGAGCAAGGAAAATACTAGAAGAAACGGGTTTTGAGATCTTAGAAGTAGTGCCAAGGAAGTTCAGGCACATAGATAGCTATATGGATCTAATTGTTTACGAAGGTATGCGGCAGTCAAAGACCTACGAGATGCACGGATGGTCAGGGTTTATCATTAAGGCTAGGAAGAAATAATATGCAGAAGAAAAAATATTGGATTCTTACAAGTATGCCAACCCCAAAACTTCCCGAAGGAGAGATGTATTGGGACAGAGAAGCTGATTATTGTTACACGAGTGATTTTATACTGTTTACAACAAAAGAAGAATGCGTAAAACATATAGGAAGATTTGTTAATGATTTTCAAGCAATAGAAGTAGAAGTAACTTTAAAAGACAAATAAAAAACCGCCTCGGCATTATTCCATGAAGGCGGCTAAAAAATATTTTATATTTATTATATTTATATGTAGTACCTGGCTAGATACTATAGATATGATAATATAATAATGTAGATTTGTCAATAGATAATGTGCTATAATTGTGTTGTTGATAAAAAAAATGTTATAATTATTAAA